ATCATACGCTAAACCATCAGAAATGTACTCTAAAATGATTAAGCGATCAACTAGATCATTAGAGAATGAAAACTTATTTTCTCTTTCGTTAATAGTAAACCAACCATTGATCTGACTAACTTCCGGTTGTATACCATAAAAACCACTCTGCCAAGCAAATCCTTGACCAAAGCCTCCACCATATACATTAGCCCAAACAGGTGATCCGTCTTGCAATTGATTGTTTATAACACCAATACCGTTTTCATCCCAACGTTTTTCAGTTAATGATGTTCCTTCTAAGTTTTTATTAAAATTTCCTTGTGTTGGAATACCTTGAGCATCTTGCACTGGGTTTTCGTATGGGTTACTTGTAAGTGTAGTAGGATATATTATATGTTTTATACCTGAATTATCAACCCAAGACATATTAACATAGTTCACGTAATCTTGTGGCATAGGTACACTAAGACTAGGTGGTATAGTTAATTCTTGAGACTTTATACTTTTTAATGTATCATAACTAAATTCTTGCATTGCTCTTTTTGCAAAGAAAACTACATCAGTTCTTTTTACATCTGATATAATTTTACCAGTACCAACATAAGCAACCATAAAGTTAGTTATTACATCGTCTAGCTTAGTATAAGAGTATGATCCCCAGTTTTCTTCAACGGCATTACCATAAGCATCTCTATTACCATAATTTCCACCTTCAACTGATTTTAATTGAACTACAACAGCAGTATTAGCAGCTAAAGCACCTGTTATAGTTATAGTGTTACCAACAACTGTATAAGCTGAAGTGTATTCTGTATAAACTAAAACACCTGGCGCGGCTGTGTATAATTTAAAATTATTTAAAGCGTAATTAGTTTCTATAGGGTTATAACTACCAAAAACTAAATCTGTATCAAAAGTAGTAGTAAATGCTTGCCCTGATCCACTAATGCTTAAAAAGCTTTGCGATCCAGCGTAATATTGGCGATTGTTTTCGGTTATTAAACCTCCATTAGGTGTAGGCATAGTTTATTAGCTTTTTTGATTTATTTCTTCTGATTGTATTTCTTGAGCTGCTAAGTTAACTAAGTTATAGTCTTTTACAACAACTCCTGCGTACAATAATATTTTTACAATTACCTCAGGTTGTTCTGATACATCTAACTCAAAATTAGTTGAATTGGTTGCGTCAAATTGATAATAATTTTGTCCACTTGGTATAGTGAAATTCCATACAACATCAGCTGGTTTTTTTACATAAGAAATACTAATGCTTGAATTTATACTAGCTGGTTTTAAATATAACTTATTATCTTCGTATAAATACAATGGATATTTGTCTGTAGGTTTTGTTAGAGGTGATTGGTTAACGTATAGAAGATCGTTTCTTTGAATTAGTTGAACTTCTGTATCGTCTTTATATACAACAGTACCTAATCTATATAGGTCTGCTGGTAATGTGAAGTGATCTACTGAATAAGTAGTAGCTGCGTATTTTTTAAATATAGCTATCTTCTCATCAATATTTTTTATACGATCAGCATATTCGCTGTCGTTGTCTGGCACTCGTAGTTGTTGGTTTAAACTTTCAAAATAGTTTTCAAAAGTTTCAAGTTGAACTTGAGTAGCTACCTTATTAAACTCATCAGGCGTCATATAGCCTCGTTGTTCTTTATTTAGTATTAATAAGACTGTTTTATAAACCGTGTCTACATTTATTGCCATTTGTTATTTTTTTATTATAATACAGAGGAGACCACATAAGTGATCTCCTATATATTAGTATTACATGTTATAGAAATTTTTTCTCTATAGATTTGAAAACTTCTAATCCTTCATCTGTTTTAAAGAAAGCCGCCATAGCTGAATATGGGTGCTCGTCAAAAGGTACAGTCATAAGTTTTTTACCATTAGAAGCCCAAACAAAAGTTCTTTGATCCGCAGACAACTTAATTATAGCTGCTTCTGTTGCTTTAATTGCAAAGTTTCTTAATTGTACGTTTTCGTCATTAGCTAGATCAATAAATAAATCTGGATTATTCTTAGCGAACATAAGAAGATCTCTTTTTATTTCTCTACTAGTCATTCTAGATACTTCAGATCCTACTTCTACTCTTAATATAGCTTCTGCTTGATCGATGTCCATAGATTTCGCAGCGTTTAAAGCTTCAATTTCCATTTCTAAATGTACTAAATCATCAGTAGCTTTTTCAACTTTACTAAACTCGTAATACTTTTTGTTTAGTGCTGGATGATAAATAGATAATAATTTCTGTAAATTTTGTTTTTGTTTAGGTACAAATAAAACACCATTTTTAAATACAACGTGCCCAAGTGTTGCTTCACCTCTTTGTTCTTCTACAAGTGGTGAGTTTTGGTTTGTAGCATATCTTAATTCTTTCTGTTCCCCTGTTTCTTCATCAAACCATAATAAAGGAAATCTAGCAGAATGCCTAGATGGTAGAGTTGATGTTAATGGGGTAAATGAACCTTTTAAAAGGTAAGTTCTATCTTTAATTTCCCAACTTGGTTTAGCTGGTTCGACCTTAATTTTTTGTTTGATAATTGGTTGAGGTGCAACCTCAGTTTTTACTACTGCTTTTTTAGCTTGATTTGCCATAATATAATAAAATAAAAATGTTAATAAAGGTAATAATTACCCCCGTTGATATAACGAGGGTAAAAATTACAATAATTTACTCTTGTATTAGTCAGTGAACAATACGAAGTTATTCGCAGCTTGTACACATAAACATCTTTCAGATAGGAAGTGTACTTCCATTGCGTCAAGATCAGAAGTGTAAGCTCCTCCAACAGATCCAGTCAACCAAGATTTAAGACGTCTGTCATCAGTTTGAGATGCTCTGTATCGTACGTGTAAAAATGGACGACGAATATTAGTTCCTAGAATTTGGTCATAAACCGTAGAAGTTCCAGCTGGTACTAAGATTCCTTCGATACCTGCATCAGCAACAGCTCCACGAGTTGAAGCATCATTCAAGTATTTCCAGTCAGTTTTATAGAAGTCGTAAGAACCTCTTCTGAATCCAGAGAATCCAAGGTTAAGTGCCATATCTTCTGAATTTTCAAACAATCCGTAAGCAACACCACCGTTAGCTCCAGCAGATACTCCACCAAGCATATTATCGATAGTTAAAGAGAGTTGACGATTAACGAACAACATATTCTCTTCAATAGCTCCTTGAGTATCAAGATTTTTAAGAATATTATCGAAGTCGCCTAAAACTCCAGGAGCAGGTGCAAAAGCAGAGTAAGTATTTCCTCTTGATTTTACAGCAGCAAATAAACCTTCAGTTCCTTTGTACTTAACGTCTCCAGCGATAGCAGCAACACCAGATCCAGCAGCAGCTTTAGTTCCTTCAACTACAGACATTTCTAAGTAATCTTCAAAACGTAGTCTAGTTTCAGACTCAGCTTTTAGGTACCATAAATATCCTCCAGTTCCGTCTTCAGTAGCAACTTCTACCCATCCAATCTGAGCAGCGTCAGATCCAGAAATAGCATATTTGTCTTTAATGATTATAGGTGAGTTAGAGAATTGAGTAAAAGAAGGAGTGATTGACTTAATGTCAGCATCTCCAGTTCCTTTAGCATACTCAGAACCATAAACAAATATCTTAAGTCCAGCATCAAGAACATTAAATGTAGCGTCAAGATCAGCTCCAGTATAAGTAGCAACAGTAATAGTAGCTAAAACCGCAGAGGTATCAACGCTATTAGTTACTAACGCAGTTACTTCAAGTCCATTAGATGGATCTAAAATTACTATAGTATCGTTTTTAGAAATTACATTCCCTACAAAGCTAGCTCCAGCAGTTGCGTTTAATGCAAATGTTAAAGTAGTAGCTGTAGCAATAGTTACGTTATCATAAGCAACATGTAATCTGTTTTGCTCAGACCATACTACTTGGTCAGAAGTCATAGGCATTTCAGCTCCTACCATACGTAAGAATCCAGAAAGAGTTCTGTTTCCGTAACGCTCTACTTCTTGTTCATAAATCTCAGGTAAATACTGTTGTGCAAAGTCGTTACCTGATCCGTCTGTAAAACTTAAATAGTTATCAGACAATAATTGTTGTTTTTGACTCGGTTTAATTGAACCGAATGTTGGTGATAAAGCCATTTTTTAAATAATTTTAAATGTTAAATTTTTATTTTTTTAATCTTTAATTTTGATGCACTAAGCGCATCGTTGTTTAACACTTTCACTTTTATACCATTTTTAAATTCACCTTGAGGTGTTTGCCTAGGCGCTGAACTAGGATTTTTAGAACTACTAATAACTTCTTTTACAGCGTCAGCTTTACCTTGTTCATAAAAATGATTCGCAATAGTGTCAACATTTGAAGCAGCATACATAGCTTTGTGATAACCAACCGGGTCTTTTACACTACCATCTTCATTAAGGAACTTCCCTACAAGATTATTAATGTTTGATTGATTTTCTGCAACTTTAGAAGGATCTTTAACGCCGTATCTAAATTTTCTTTCACCTAAGTTGAAATCAAAACCTTTGAAATCTTGGTTAAAAAGTTTTTTAGTTTGGCTTTTAAATTCCTCGTGCTGTTGCTCAGCTACTGTTTGTTGCTCATTATATCGGTTAAAAAAGTCCATTGCTTTTTGTTGGTCTTGAGTTACGCCCGGTCTCAACTTGATCTCGTCGTAGTATTTACTCTTAGTTTCCTCTAAAAAGTTTTTGGCTTTTGCAACTTCTTCTTTAAACGCAAGTTTCTTCTTGCGTATATCTCTTTCTTCATCTATATCCTCATCATATGAAAAATCTTCAAGTAAGAGACCTATATCCTCACTATCTAAATAAGGTTTTGTTTTCTTGTAATATTCTTTAAGTAATGTATTGTTGTCAATACTGGAGTAATCAGCATTTAGTCGAACATAGTCGCTAATACTACCACCAGTTTCTTCCATGAATGAAACTAGTTTTTCAATATTTTCAGGTAGTTTTTTATTATCACTATATTTATTTTCTATAGCTTTATCTAATTCGTTTTCTAGTTTTTCAACTTCTTCTACTTCTTCTTCAGTTATTTCTTGGATGATTGGATTTTCATCTTGAACGGTGCTTTCCCCTGGTGATACTTCTTCACCCACTTCCTGTACAGTTCCGGTTTGTTTATCTGCAACCACTTCTGTTGTTTCTTGCTCTGTATTGGCATTTTCTTCTGGTTGTTTTTCTTTAGAACCAATTACTACTCGAGTAACTTCTTCTTCTACCACTTGTTTCTCAACTGGAGCAGATAAATTAACTTTAATAGGTTCTTTTTGTGTTTTACCTAAGTTTTTTGGTTTAGTTTTCTTACCTTTTAAAGAAAACTCTCCCTCTTGTTTTTCTTGTGACATAATATAATATAATTAAATAGTTAAAAATTTACTTTTAGCGAGGGTCGAACTGTTCTAGTCCAAAACCTCCGAGATTGTCAAACCCAGCAGATTCAAAGTTTTTAGGTAGCTCATCGTTTTGTCTTTGAGCTATCATCTCTGATTGTTGGGTTGCTTGTATTCTTGTTCTCTCGTCTTTACGATCTTCTATTTCTTTTTCTTTTTCTCTTTCAGCACCAGCTCTTGCTTGCGCTAACTGTATTTGGTAATTAAATTCTTCAGCCATTAGCTCTCTTTTTATTTGAGCTTCAGTTTGCATACGTTGTATTTCAAATTGAGATTTAGCTTGCTCTATACTAACCTTCTCTTGAGTTAATGCTTGTTGCTTCTGAACTTCAGCCATAGCAGCGGCTTCGCTAGCTTGAGCGTTTGCTTGTGCTTGCGCTTGTATATTAGCTTGCGCTTGTTGTTGTTCAAGTTGTATTTTTTGTTGTTGTCTAAGTTTTAAAAACTTATTAGCTAATTTTATATTTTTAATTTCTCTAATATCTATAGCGTCTGATAAAGATATAGCCCCAGTTTGTATAGCCATCTGAACGTTTTGTTCTAGTTTAGCTTTATCTTCTTCTTCAGGTTCTAATTGTAAATATATACCGAAGTCATGTAGTTGTAAACTAACAAGTTCTTCTAGTGTATTAGTATTAAATGTACTTATAGAGTTGGCCATAGAGTTTCTAAGCATTGGGTTTTTTATAGCATCAGCAGCTTTTAAACTAATATTTTCACAAATTCTAAGACTAACATATAACAAAGAATTTAATATATGTTTGGTTGCTGTATTAGAAGCATTAGCAGCTAACTTCTGTAAACCAAGCAAGGAATCTTTATCAGGCATAGAACCATCTCTAGCTTCGTTTAATCCCGTTACATCTCTAATCATTTTTAAATAGTACTCATAAGTACCAATTAAGCTCTGTATTTTACCTTGACCTGATGAGGAAGCTAATTCTTGAACTGGAACTTTACCAGCATTCATACCGCCATCTTGTGTAAGCGATCTACCTACAACACTACCAGTTTGAAAATACATATTAAGTGCTTCAGCGGGATTATAGTTTGTACCGTTACCTAAATCAACTTCTGCTAAACCATCCATATCTAAGAATACACCATCAGGTACTATTCTAGACATTACTTGTTGTAGTTTTAAATGTGTTAACTGAATCATATCAGCAAAACCAGTTATTCTACTAACTATAGACTCGATCCTACCTTTATACATTCTAGGAGCTGAAATACAATAGTTCATTTCTACTTTTGTAGAATCAGCAGTTGGCCTTGTCATATTTTCAGCAAGCTTCCACTCTAACATATGATTATTACCTAATACTTTAGCTCCAGTATATAAAACCTCTATAGTTCTAGAAACTCTCTCAAAATTATCATTAGTTGGAGGGTTGAAGTCGCTTGTTTTTTCTATAGCTTTTTCTAAACCATTATCTGTTTTCTTTATTTTAAAAACTTGATCCTGGTATGTTTTATATTCAAAGTACATTACTTGTACAGTATTAGAGTCATAATTACCCCAACCTGTTATGTATTGAGAATTACCTGGCATTTTTTGAATAGCCTCAAGCTCTTCATCAGATATATCTGGAAACTGTTTTTTTAACTCAGGTATTGTTATAGATTTAACTTCACCGACATAGTATATGTCTTCAAAATTTGGATCTTCTGTATATGAATAAACCATATAAGCTGGGTCAACGTATTCTATTTTAATACCTTCAGCTTGATTAAAGTTTGTTTTAGTAGCACATATACCTAGCACTGTTAAATCATAAGCTAATCTTCTTTTTGTTTCATCATATCTATTTAATGCTAATGTGTTATCTATAAGCTCCTCTTCAGCTATTTCAACTGTTTGCTTATAACTCATTTGCATATATAAATCAAGTTCCTCTTTGCTTGATGGTAAGTCTACTGGGTCTGGAACATTGTACAAGTCTATGTCTAGATTATCTTTAAAACCTTGCAAAACTTGATTCATATTAATATCTCTAGCAACAGCAGTAGCATACTTTGATTTTTGCTCTATAGAGAAAGGATCTTGTGCTACGGTTTGAATATCATAAGATTTGTTAGACATACCATTGACTACAATGTCCACAAACTTAGGGATAACTGGTACGGGTTTCCAGTCTAAATTTAAATAAGACAGATCACCATTAATTGATAACTCGTCTTTGTATTTAGCTATTGATTGCTCACCTCTAGCATATAATCTTAATTGATGAAAATTACTATAACTTTGAGCGTATCTGTTTCCAGAACGACCCTCTTGAAACCACTCTCCTTCAATAGCTCTACCGACTTGGATCCCGTAGTCTAAACTTGCTTTTACTTCATCGCTAACTACTTGGCTAGGAAAAGAGCTGTTAGTATTAGTGTATACTTTCATTTATCTTATAATTTTTGACGATGTTCCTTTATTATCGTATCGTTTTATACCTAAATCTATTTTTTTGTATTCTCTTTTAGCAACAGGCGTATATCTGTTCTTGTTACAAGCCATAATAGCTAAACCAGAACTTATAGAAGCATCATGCTTTGTTCTATTATTAATATTAAACTTAGCCCAATCTTCTAGTGTTCTTTGAAAATACATATTACCATATCCATCAACTGTGTTACCTACGTTTTCCTCTATGTATGTTTCAATCGCAGCTGCATGGGCTTGTTTCATATCTTCACTAGAGTTTGGTACTCCACCTATCTCTCTTTCTGTTACGGATAGTTTATTGTATATTTTATCTGGTCTATTCATTGAGAAACCTCTATAACCTCTTCTCTTAAAATGATACAATAATCTAGGTTTATTATTTTCAGCTAATATTGGCATTCCATAAAATACACAAGCCATTAAAACGTCTTCAAAGAATATCTCAGCGGTTTGAGGTCTAGCTATGTATTCTAAAAAGAATAAGTTTGGTGGTACGTTTTCCATAGAAAACTTTGTTAAGCCATGTAAAGATCCATTAGAACCTCTTTTGTCCACTGTACCTGATATATCGTAACTATCACAACCAAAAGCTCCGCAGTGTTCATTGCCAGGGTATTTAACACCATTTTTTATGGCTATTTTATTTTGTAAATTAACTGGAGGAATCCAAGATATTTTAAACCTACCATCTTTGTTAGGATAAAATAAAACTCTTGTATCTTTAATACCATTCTCCCACTGGAAACTACCTGTTGTTATTGTAGATGTATTGTGTAAATCAGCATTATAATCTATTTGCTCGTATATTTTAGTTAGATTAAATAAAGACTCTTTTGCTTCATCTCTAAAAGCGTGTTCCTCTGTTCTTGGAAACTGTCTATAGTATTCATTTAACCCGTCTTGATCGTCTTTTAAACCTTCAACTTCATTTTGCCAATGTTCAATAACACCTTGAGTTATTTCATCACCGAACGGTCCGTAGATTTTTTCTCTTGGTGCTTCGAATACAGGTAACCCATAAGAATCGATGAATCCTTCGTAATTCCATTCCATAGGTATGAACAAAGAATATAATCCCGAACTAGTCTGTCCATTACGGTTTCTTTTTTCGACGTTTGAAGCATAATAAAGTTTTTTAAAGTTATCACCTCCTTTATCTAAAGCGTTTGATGTTGAGCCCATCATACACTTGCCAATAATCCTAGAACCTAATCGTAAACAAGTTTTTGTTACTCGCCAGTTGTTTAGTATATTATTAGGTTTCTCCCACTTACCACTTTCATCGTGAACTAATAGTTTTAGTTTTTCACCATCATAAGAGTTATCACCTGTATTTTTCCAATCTATAGTCGTATCAAGTCCTTGTAGTTCTTCCGGTCTGTCTGTAGAAGTTATGTTCCTTCTTGTTAGCTTTGATGCTGGAACTCTATATGCAAGTTCTGTTTTTGGACGATCCATACCGTCTTGTATGGGTTTAAAGAAGAAAGGGTAGTTAACAGATATAGGTACAACCTTATCAGTAAACATTTTCTTTGCATCAGGTCCTGACTTAGATAATATACCAAACCTTGCATCACTTGATATAGTAGCTTCGTTAACAGTTTCTCCAGATGCCATAAAAGAAAATCCAGAACGTCTATTTTTTAAATAACACATACCGAAGCATCTTTTATCAGCTTTACAAGCTTCCCAAAAAATATAAAATAACCTATTTGATTCTCTAAAATCTGGATTACCTACATCAATTTTACTCCATTGTAGATACATATAATGAGTACCAGTGACATAAGTAGGTTTATTATTGTTTTTAAACCAAAAACCTTGCTCACGGCGTTTAAACTCATTATCTATATAATCATACCACTTTTCTTTAAAACTTTCGTCGTAGTTTTTCCAATCAAATATAGTTTTTATTCTCTGTAATTCTTTAGGATATTCAAAAGGTTTCCATTTATTTTCTTCAAACTCGTGAACATATTCTTGTTTTGGTAAAGCTATTTTTAAGTTTTGTATCTCGTATATATCCCCGATCTTACCGGTTTTACTTATTACAATAATATCAAACTCCTCATTGTAGCCGTACTCCCATTTATTATACCTATTTTTTTTATTTATTATTTTAGGTTTAATATGGTTGGGTAATATTTTATATAATGATTGCTCGTACATTACTTAGATCTTCCTTCAGCAAAACCTCTGAAAGCTTTTTCTTTCTTTTCAATAGGTTTATCATTAAGTATGTTTTCTTCATCTTCAATACGTTTAAGTATTTCAAAAGCATCAAATATAGCTAACTTTTTAGTAGCAGCAGCATTTTTTAATCTATCTGCAGAAATATCATCATCAGAATCAACAATAGCTTCTTTAGCCACTTTTATTAATTCTTCAACTGCTCTTTGCCCAGCTTGGATTATACTCTTCTTCGTCTCCTTTACGTTCATACTTAATTACAATATCATTTGATTTCATACAATATAATCGTTCATCATTTATGATAAACTCAAACTCACCATAAGGCGTGTAACCAACTAGGTCACCAGGAACGATTTTAACAGCTTCTAAGGAACTATTACCATATTTTAGTATTCCTATAAGCTTTCTCTCTTTATCAAGTGTTAGATCGTTGTTATCTAGCAAGGGTTTTATAAAACACCTGTCTTGAAAGGCTTTCCAATTACTATCACTTTTGTACAAGTAGATTTGGTCAGGTGAACAAAAATATAAATTATCTATAAATTTAGATCTACTATCTTTTCGTTTACCTCTAATATCAAAGAAACTTCTAAACACATTGTGGTGAATAATTATTATATCACCTTTTTTAATAGTTGTAGAATAAGCAGATGGTATTGAAACAACCTCCGCCGTGTTACTCACTGCTTTAAAGTCTTCTGTATTAGTATTAGTTATAAGGCTTTTGTTACCTATTTTAATTTCATTATCGTAACGCTTATTAACTGGCTTTACAATAAAATCAAATAAACTTTTCATTAATATGCTAAATCATACTCAATAGATACAGCCATGTTAGAGTTAAACTTCTTCCATGGCAGTACCTCATTGTTTTTCTTGATGTGAATACTATAAGAGTCTTCAGATTCATTATGAAGTATATGAGATATTTCATGACCTCCATAAACCTGTTGACCTACAGCATAATGCATTGCATCATTTTTGTAATCAGAACCTATACTTATTTTTCTAATTACGCTACTCATTAGTTCTCGGATTTAACTACAGCTAGATCTGAGTCGTCATCTTCTTCTTTTTCAATATTAGTGTAAGAGCCATCTTGCATATTAATGTTAACAGCTCCGTATTCCTCTTCAAGTTCTTTTTTAGTTGCCTCTATTTCTTGAGACAAAACAGATTGTGCGTGCGTAGCTTCGTGCTTGCGAACTTCCATTACACCTATTTCAACTAAGATGCTTTGTAATTTACTCTGCTGTTCTTGAATTTTCTGTAATTGTTCTTTCGTGATTTTACTCATTTTGATTTGATTTAATTAAATTTTTATTTACTTATCTTTATTATTACTTGATTTTTTATTCTTTTCCCAAGTACGACCAACAAAATAAGCACCATATACTGTTATCAGTAAAGACTGAAAAATAGGTGTATATGATTGGTCCACTTTAAAACTACCTATATTACCATCAGTAAAAGATAAAACTGTGAATATAAAAGTTAAATATATTAAAACTATAGGTCTTATATTTTTAGATAAAAAGCTATCGCTAGCCAT